CCCCTCGAACGCCGACTCGGTTTGGTCCACACTGTGAGCAATCGTGACGAGTGTGGACTCTTCAAAGCGGCTTTCATCACCCGCTTCTATCCTGAAATCCCATTGGAGGAAGTTTTCGCGACGGACGTGCCTGAAGTCATCCCCGAGGTTGTTGGTAATACTGAGCAACAACCTCGGGCAACAGCGTCGCAGTCTGACAATTCCATGGAACCGGCTACCCAACTGGAAGACGCTGACGCTTTTGTTGGTGGGTACGACCCTGAGGCTCTTGAAGCTTTTGAAGCTGGTCTTGAAGACGAACTCGCCGCCTTCGAATCGTTTGATGAGTTGACTGAACCTTTTGGTACTTTTACGGAGGAATGAACTTCTCGCCGGCTACGCCGTCGGCATTTTGATTAACTACAGGCTTGACAAGTGGGCGAGCGGGCTCTGCCCTGGACCCTTACAAGTGTCCCCTGGCGGGCGCTGCGCTTAGCCGAACAGCGAAACAAGCGTGCCGGTTCTTTTTATCCTTTGACAAAGAATTGAATCACGGAATCCCAATGAGTATCATCCACGTTTAGACCGAAGCCGCTAGGGAACAGAGCGAACACGAGACTGTCGCCAACCCTCAATTTGCGCTTTGTCTTCACCGAACCTTCCAGCACGAACGCGTGCGGACCTGCATGATCCCGCTGGGTGAACCGGACAGCGCCGAAGGCCATGACATCCTGCTCAGGCTTGTACAGAGTATCACCATTCCCCACGCTCATAGTACTCAACGTCTGCCCGTCAGCGACAATAGTAAGGACCCAATGAAAGAGTCCACCGTTCGCAGATTCCTCCGACATAGTAGTGTGCACCCAGCGCAAACCGAACAAGGTACCAGGATACGTAGCGGTAAACAAGGTCGTACTTACCTGAGCTGGCGACTCCGACTCCATGAACTGGTCAACGACCTTGAGGAACTTGTCCACCGGACGAGTATTGAACTGAAGCGGTTGTTCCAGGCTTGCCGACGCTGTTGCACTGTTCAGTTGAAACGCAGCGTTGCTGCGTTGTATGGTCTTCTGTATTTACAAAGAGAGAACACGGTGTGAGCTATATTACGTTCATGGACCGCCCACACCCAAGATCAAGTCTTGAAGAAGAACTGCACAACGCCGAACATAGCCCAGGTATTCGTTGCCTCAGCCAACACAATCCATTCGAGAATGTCCCCCTGCTTGAGCTTGCGCATCGTCTTGGTCGTGCCTTCGAACACAGTGTCCGTTTGATCCAGTCCGCTGGATACAGCGCATCCAAAGGCCAACACGTCCTGCTCGGGAGTGTACATGTCCGCTGCGTCGGACACTGCGAGTGCTCCAGCCGCGTTCCCGTCTTGACGCACGATGATTGCCCAAACCAGTTGAGAGTTTGCCGTCCCTGCGTCTTGAACTGCTTGCATGGACCAACGAAGCCCGACCACGGTGCCTGGGAAGGTCGTCGTCTTCAGCACGGTCGCCACCTGAGACCCCGCAATTGCCTCTTTGTTGATTACCTTCAGTTCCTTGTCAATCGGACGTTGCACGCGCCCGCCGCCGCCGCGAGCACGCTTCAAAGGACGAGCAGACATCGTCTTTGATTTTGTTTTTTTTTTCAACTGAAGACCTGCCTGATTTAGCAGTTGCCTGATTTGCCATGGGGAACTTGGGCACCGTTCAGTTCAAAATGGATGGGGCGAGTTATAGTACTTTTGAATACCTACGGTTCGAAATCATTCGTCAACTTGCTTGGTGGAAACCCTGAGTGTGGCCGTGCCACTGTGTTACTACAGGTTTACTACCTACCACGTTCAGTTCGTGAACTGAACGAAATGCCACCTAAGCAAGGAAGCGGACGCTCTGCGAAAAATTACTGCTGGACCTACAACCGACCAACAGGTACCCCGGACGAGGAATGGACCGAACTGATGGAACGAATGAAGTTGGTTGCTGAACACCCGGACGTTGTCTATCATGTATTCCAATACGAACGTGGCTCAGGAACTGAACGCGATCATTTGCAAGGGTATACAGTGCTTAACCGCCGCTGCACCTTGGTTACGGTGAAACGTGATTACTTTCACGTGCAAGCTATACACTTGGAGGTAGCGCGTGGCTCACCGCAACAGAATAAGGTATATTGCACCAAGGAGTCGACCCGTATTGCGGGACCGTGGGAGTTTGGAGTTATACCTGGAGGACAGGGTCGCCGTTCGGACTTGGAGTACGCAGCCGAGGTCGTCCAAACTCGTGGGCCGGGCCAAGTTGCAATCGACATGCCTGGAACGTACATCCGACATTACCGCGGACTGCACGCATTGGACGCCCAACTTACACGCATGAACGCTGAAGCACTACGTGAAAAAAGTAATTGCGCGGTCATCTGGGGCCCGACCGACGTGGGCAAGAGTCATGTGGCTTGTACCATGGATAGTGGGCTCGACACCTACATTGTACCCGTGCAGAACACTGGCAACTTGTGGTTTGATGGCTACAACGGGCAGCGCACCATTATCTTTGATGACTTTGACCCAAATACTGTGCCGTACCGCACTCTTCTGCGCATTTGTGATCGTTATCGTCTCGAGCTTCCGATCAAGGGTGGGTTCGTAATGGCCAACTGGACCAATGTGCTATTTACCTGTAACCAGCCGCCCAACTTTTGGTACCCTACCGAACTTTACGAAGGTGGGCCCCTCGAACGCCGACTCGGTTTGGTCCACACTGTGAGCAATCGTGACGAGTGTGGACTCTTCAAAGCGGCTTTCATCACCCGCTTCTATCCTGAAATCCCATTGGAGGAAGTTTTCGCGACGGACGTGCCTGAAGTCATCCCC